AAAGGGTTCCATGAAAGCACCGCCATCCAAAAGATACACAAATTGATGGCTTTCAAGAACGTCCGCTGCTATGCAGAGATCCGACCATGTATCAACTCTTCGAAATGTCGTCTTACCCACTGCATCCGTAACAAATAATTGTTTCCGGCTTACATTCCATACCCATTTCCAACCTGCCTGCAACGTATCGTATGCTGCGGGATCGTTATCTCCCCACAAAACATTTAGCGATGATATAAAATCCATTGTAGCCTCATCACCATACACAATGATGTCTGCATCGATGCCAAATGAGCCGAGCGGTTTCAGCCGGACACTAAAAAACGGTTCCGGTGGCCGAGCAAGACTTTTGCTCATACCACCAAAACCGATATGATTTTGTAAAATTAATCCTGTAGGCACTTTTCATGCCTCCTTTATTGTTGGACCGAAAATCCATCCATACCATAGATGCCTCGGCGTCGCGTGTACGGAAATACCTGATGCAGCAGTCCCGATTTTGGATAGCTGATTTCATACATCTGCCCAGGTGCCACATTCCGCATCGATATAAAATACACTCCTGGTACGTAACCGACTGGCGAGAAATTCCGCAAGCCATCCGGATCTCGTAGCACATACGCGACAAGGTTCATGTTCACGGTAATGCAGTTCAGCGTGTTCACATTGCGGCCGCTGTCCGTGGTGTTTTGACTCTGCAGCTTATTATAATCCGGAATAAATGCATTCCATTTTGCTGCTGGCACTTCGCTCGTTTTAACCGGTAATGCCAACTGTTTTCCTGTATAGGCATAACTGATATTTGAAGCATCATTCGGCCCAGCCGATGCCCATAAGACCGAAGGATTCCTGAGTGGTGCCGCATCGATGTCCGCCCTCAAAAAAGTTGACGCATTTGTCGTCATAGAAAACAATGGCACGCTCTCTGTCTCAATAGTTGTGGCATCAAATGTTTTAGATGCCGTAAACATGTTGTAACTGTTACGACTGCCAGATAAAATCAAGCCCCCATCCCAGTCACCAATTTTCTGCAGTGCACCCAATGCAAGGTGCTGAAATACCCCATCCGTTTCCACACTTACGATAAGTAGTGGTGCCGGGTCCGTAATTGTATTGCAATATAACGTGTGACTGCCAGCCGGATTGACCGGAATTCCTACACCAAGAACCTCCTGCGTACCAACATGCTTTGGAGCATTCGGTTGATCATACCAATAGCCGGAAGCTGGCTTATCCGTATGCGCTGTGCTGGCCACAAGACCAATACCATATGCATTGCCATCATTGCGTTGTGATGGAAATATCTTCTTCCCGCCCGCTGTCCGAAACTGTCCGAACACGGTACCATCTGCAGACTTCAGACTGAGCAGCACCCCATCCAAATTATTGCTTCCATCGATCGGCAGATCACTTACACAATTTTGCAAGATAGTCCAACCATTGGCCGCTGCGAATTCACTAACCTTTGTCAGTATGGCTATTGCGTCCAAAAGACCAGTATATTTTTGATATGCCATATTCATTCCTCCAATCGGATTAAAAGATTCATCATCTTTGATATTTTTTCTATGCGACGCTCTTGGGCCAGCAGAGTGTCAACATCGCAATCATAAACAACCCCCGCATGACCCGGAATGTGAAATTTTCGGTCTTCCCAGCCATTCGGGATTGAGAGATGTTTTTTACCGCTGATTGTAATTTCACCATACTCTTTCATTGGCCGGCTCGGGAAAAACATATAAGGGATCTTTCCAATAATGCCCCGACGTTCGCTGTCAATTTGCAGAAACTCTATTGGTTCGATCTTCAGCTTTCCATAGCCATGCGCGAAATCTTCGATATTGTTCTCCGTTGGCCGGATACGAAATTTTATGTTTTGTGGCCGTGCCGGTTCCTGCCTTACAAAATGGTAATTTGTTACGTATCCATTGCAGACATGATCCGCAACTGCCGTAACGATTTGTACATAGTTTGCATAGCCCTGCCACGTTCCATCCGGGTGGCAGACCATAGCTTGTGTTGGTGTACCTCCAGCATCAATAGCAACTGCGGCAAAAGGAACGATGCCATGTGTGAGACTCCATTGCTGTGGGCGATAATCCAGCCGCATACCAATAACGGGTACCGGGCTTCTCTGATTTGGTGAATACCAATAATTCCTGCCAACCGAAACAAGACCAGACGTTCCACCAACAACTGCTGCAGGAAAAGCGTATTCGCCGCCATCATATGGCTCAAATTGACCAATGAAAGCACTGTCCCAAATTTCCGCATTATTCATAACGATAATGAGCCGCTGCGCATCTTTAATGAGCCAGTATTTAAACACGCCGATTGTTGGTCCAGTAAAATCCATACTTAACGTGGGATACCCACAACCCGGGAGCAATGGCGGAGCGTAATCAACCTTACTGCCATTCCCCTGCACATATTGAAGTGGCAACAGCTTGACTCCGGAAAAATCCATGCCACCACCCTGCTCCTGCCAATCAAGGTCTGCAGAATATTGCTTGAATACTCCAAGATGGAGGACCTGCGCTGAAGCTTCAAAAATATCCGGCCGAAAATCCGACAGACGAACAGGCGCTACACTTGCTGGTGATATAAGAATGTTCCCACTGTCTTCCACTACCGAAAAATCACGTCCGGGCAAGTTCAGTCCCGCAACCGACCATACAAAATGTGTGGCTAGATTCTTCTTTTGCAGGAACCAGTCTGCATAGGTTTTTCCTTTTTCAATCGAATTCGGCAGCAGTCCAATGTATTGATATTCTCCTGATTTTCTTCCCGCCGCCCGCAGGATTGACCCGCGTGGCCATGGCTCATTACGCAAAACTGTCCAAGTATCATCTCCTTGGACAGTTTTGTCCGTTACCCATGCAATAATCTGAGTGATAAGATCATCAAAGCTTGTAGCTGTTCCTTTTGTAATTTTTATGGCCATACAATCACGCCCATTCTATGACATGATACTGATCATCTTCGCGCCGAAAAATGTTGTTAAAAATCTTGTAGGTCTTATCCTTGTATATAACATTATCTTTAACCGACAAATCTGCTCGTCCACCAATCCAAAACAGACCATCAAACTCTCCAACCATTCCTACCGGATCTGTTTCATAGAGCATAACCGGATATAACATATGATCCTCCATTGTGGCTTCCTGATTGGACTTTTTATAAATTGTAAGTGTATCTACAGGTGCGGTATTGATGGGCCACGTCAAAAGCGTACTGCCGCCAAATCGCCAAACACCATCTGGTCGGCGAATACAAAGGGATGAATACCCTGCCTGTGAAATCTGCGGACTAAGGAAAAGACTGTGTTCATTGCCTTTATTATTCCAAGCACTGCCATCATATGAACTACCACCAATTGCCATTGGATATGGATACTGTCGTTCAATAGCCACCGGCTTAAAAAATCCCAGATAAGCGCCCTCATACTGATTCGACATTTCTACGCGAAAAGTAATCCGGCTGGTGTTTGCCGTGAGCCAATATGTCATAAATACGTCTTTGGCAAGTGGCACACAAGGCAATTTATCTTTATATATAGCACCCGGCTGCTCATACCATTCAAGATTTTCATCATATCCGCAGAAACCATTTAGGAGAATATTTTCCTGATCCGTTCCCTGCGCTTTGATTTTCATGCCGATATAAATTTCATCTTTACCATCACCGATACCTTTCAAAATAACCTCTGTTGTATCAGAGGTAACAGCAGCTGGTCGCATCAGCTGCCATGCATTGCCAGCCGTAAAATTATTGCTATCGATGAGAAAAGACGTAATGTTTTGTAATAACTGCTTAACAGTTGTTGCCGTTGCGTTTAATACTGCCAATTTTATCGACCTCCTTTAAATTTTGGCATAAGAAAAAGCAGCCTATTTCTAAGCTGCTTGTGTTATTTTATACTATTTATACTGTTTTTATCTACTTACTGTTTTGTCAGGAACTTCCAATACCTGCTTCCATTCTTTTAAAACTTTAGAAGGCACTTTAAAAACATCATCTGAAGCATTTTTAAAACTTATCCTAAATGTCACATCCTTTGCTGATTTTATTTTTTCAACAAGAAGCTCGGGGACATACATATCTGTAGAAGTACATAATATATTGTGATCAACTATATTACTGGATGTTGTTTTTACAGGAATCTTATAAATATCAGAACCATCATCAAATTTTACCTCTATATAGTCTTCAGTAAAGAACCACCAATCGGTATCCATAATAGTAAATGTAAGATATATTTGATTATTATCCATTTTACTAAAAATAATAGAACTAAACCTATCAACATCTTGTACCATACTATAAGTCATTGATGAATTATCAAAAGAGTCCTTATGAGTTTTCACGCTTGCAAACACAGAAAACTGAAATACCAATAAGATCGCTAAGATTAAAAATAAAATCCTTTTCATAAAAAACCTCCCTATTTGTATTCCAGAATACCACTAATCAATATTTGCGTCAAATCATTTCATTCTTCGATACACCTGACTATACAGTTTCGCATTTTTAATATTTTCCTTTTGAACTTCACTACGAATCAGCGATCGTCCATACGTATCAAAGACTCGCTGTCCATCCACATAATTTTCAATGCGAACAGGTGAACTTACTTGCGTACCAAGGTCGGCAGTAAATGCTGCCATACCATTGCCTGCTGTTTGTGAGCCGGTTCTTCCTACAGCCCCACCTTTTGCAAATGCCGGCAACCGTACACGCATATTCGCAAATGTTCCATTATTTATCCGCGCCAAAGTCTCAAGACCATATTTTTTTACAGACACAGCATTAATAACGAACTCTCCGTGCGAAAGCCTTGAAAGTATGCTATCGCTAGTTCCAGTGCCCGCACCTGTAATTAAGCCACCATCTGCATGTTTTTGCAAAGCGCTAAAGCCATTCCATGTAAAATCATACGATGATCCTGCTGTAGAACTTCCAGATGAATTCTCACCAGCTGTTGCTGGTATTAAGCTAATCGCCGATTGCATTGTCTGTGCAATATTATCAAAAAAGGTTTTCGTACGATTCGCAAATTCAAATGTTTGATTGCTGAAGGTAACCATAAAACTATCCATATCGGTCGTTACTTTGCTTAAGCCATTTGCTTTGTCTATGGTTTTATCTGCATCCGCTACAGTCATTTGTTTTTTCAAGCCATCTTTTTTCGGGTACCACTTATCCATAAGGTTATCCCTAATATCTTCTGCAAACGCTTTTTGCATTGCTTTCAAAATCGTATTTGCCAAATTTTTAAAAGCTTCGCCCAAAGAATTTGCTTGTGTAATACCCTCTGTTAAGAATGTCAGCAATCCATCTTCAAGAGCTTGTTTTGCCGACATACGGATTTTATCTAAGAGTTGTGGTATTTGCTTTAACTGGTCTAAGTACTTAACTTGGTGCTGGTTTTTATCGATTTCGGCTAAAATATTTTGCTTATTATTCTCTCTAGGTTTAATCAGGTTACTTCGTTCTTCATCTGTTTTCACCGTCTTCAGCTTTTCTTCTAAATCTTGCTTGGCTGCCACATAATCTTTCCATCCTTGATCGACTTCTTTTTGATAAGTATCCTGATCCTGCTGATATTCCCAAGAATTTACCTGCTGCTTGGCCCGACTTTTCTGTCCTGTGGTCATCCAAAAATCTGAATCGATCATGTTGTTTTGCCAAGTAGCACGTTCCTTCACTGCCTGCCGAAATTTATCGAGCATGGAATGGAGGTCTTTTTTTACGCCATCGATTGTTTTTTTAATACTCTGAGCCAGTTCCGTATATCCCATAGATGCTGCTTCTTGGCTGATTTCCTCTAATTTTTTGAGCTGTTCTTGGATCTTCGGCCCATAATTAGATACATTTATATAGTTAATATAATCCTCTGTTATATCGCCAACTTCATAAAAACCTGCAGCAAGTTTATCGTACATATCATCGGCATTATCTTTGACCGTGCGCATACCAATCTCAAGATTTTTCTTTGCCTGATTGCTTTCAAGATCTAGTTCCTTAGCATGTAAAACAATTTGTTCTTTACCGACCGCATCAGTGTTGCCTTCTGCTTTATATTTATTAATTTTTTCCTGCGATGCCTGTATTGCCTCTTTTATAGGAATACTGGAAATATCATTAATTAATTCTAAAAAAGCTTTATTGGTTGCATCAAGACGTTTTTCATTTTCTTTCGCTTTTTCATTCGCCTTAAGCCCAAGTTCAGAATTTACAGTTGGTGCCTGAAACCCTGAAAGAACATCCACCCCAGCAGCTTTTGCCATTTTATTAAAATCTACAAAGCCTGTAGGCGTACCATAAGATTGTTGATAATCGGCATATTTTTGAATAGGTTTCGGTGTACCGTCATCGTAATGGCCAGACGATGACATATATTCATTGCCATTTCCTGTTGCCATAATGACGTGATTATCTTTATTTACAACAATCCCGTCTCCGGCTTTTGGTGTATATCCGCTAGAACCATCGACCCAAGCACCAACACGTTTAGCAACATCCATGAGCGCAGGAACCCAATCCCGCATATCATTGCCAACAGTGTCCGTAGTAGCTATTCCAGCTTTTTTCAGCCCGTCTTCTAACCCTGCAGCATCCCAGCTTTTCACAACAAATTGTGTGCACACAAAATCATCATACGTTTTTCCACTATCAATAATTTGCTGTCCGGCATTAACAACGTTATTTCCCAAATCACTTTTAGCAGCCCGCATTTCTTGAATCTTAGGAGCATTTAATAGTTCAGTCGCTCGTGAAAGCAACTCTGCTGCATGCCCTTCTACGCTGCCAGCATAAGCTTCAGCTGCCGGACCACTCCCATTATAACGAGCTAACGCCGTATGTGTATTCCCATATTGATTTAGCAGTTCTATAAGATATCGAACCCCGCCGTTTGCATTTGATTGCAAATCCCAAGGGTTGGCATTATCAGCTAAGCTCCTGGCATACTCCGATGTCAGCTGCATCAGTCCAATACCACCATCATCAGAAGTTTTTACACTTCCATCATCATTCCATTGCCGGCGCGAAGATTCCTGCTCTGCCATTCCAAGAACTAAATCATAGGTTAGTTTTCCAGTCTTATCCGTATCTTTAAGATTCTGATAAGCATTATATAAAGCAGCTTCTTCCGGTGTCGATCCCTGTGGCAATTCCCGTCCAGTCGGAACCATACCGTTTGCATCAGCACGCATCTGATCACTTACACCTTGAACATGTTGACTATATCCGGCAATAACAGTTGCCACATCTTGCTGGGCTTCCGTTGCTTTCTGCAGGGCATTCGTATGTTTTCCCAATTCTATATTCAGTTTTTGTAAGGCCATATCTTTTTCTTGCTGCGTTTTATAAACTGTATTGTTTACAGCTTCAATCTGTTGATTGATATTATCAATATAAGTCTGTTCTGTATCGACTTTATTCTGTGCTTCCGCTTGCGAATATTCCTGCCATGAAATATTATCCTGCTTATACTGTATAGACAATTTCTCTAAAGAATCTTTATAAGCTTGTATTTGTTGATCAAGAAAATCTTTTAACTGTGACTGTAAGACTTTTAATGCTTCCTGTGAATCTTTGGCATTGGCTTGTCCTTGCATAGAATTAGGCTTCGGCCCAGCATAATCTTGCCTTGCACCCTTGTTTTTAAGATCATCCAACAATTTCTGCAATTTGCTTTGTTCCGCACTATCATCATGGGTGCTTTTCACACTGCTAAAATCAAAAACTCCGGATTTATCCAGTGCATACCCAGCCCCAACCGCTACTGCACTAACTGCTAATGCCGCAGCAACACCAGCAGGTCCCGCCATTGCGCCAGTTAGTACATTTAATGCAACCTGAGCAACCGAAGCTGCCTTAATAGCTGCCTGCACTCCTACAATTGCAGTTCTTACAAGTTTAAAGGCTGCACACATCCCTTGAACCATGGTAATAATCTTTTCAATAATAAAAAAGCTCATTAAAGTATCAACAATAACATCAATGATGACTTTCGTTGCACCAAAAGAGCCGTTGGCTTTATCAACACCACCTTTTAAAAAGTTAACGACTGCATCCGCTACCGCAATAATCCCCTCAAGCCATTCTCCAATTCGGCTTGTAATTTCTCCAGCTGTCGGACCTAAAGCAACAATCAAGCTGCCCACACGGCCAAGACCATCGATAATTTCACTCAATAATTGACTTGCCTTATCAAAAGAGGCCAGTGCCTCTTCCGAAAAATAAAACTTTCCGTCATCATCGTAAGCACCGAAAAGCTCAGTGAACTCAACGAATAAGTCCTTGGCTTTTTCTATGCCCAGCTGAATTTTTACGATTGTCAGTAAAACTCCAGTATCTTCCGGCACGCCCCCCTGTCCATTAATGGCATCAGCAAACTGATTTGACCAGTTGCGAACTTTAGTCAAACCTGTTTCCAACGACTGAAAAAGCGGATTCAAAATGAATCCGCCCATAGACATGAAGTTATCTTTAATTGTTGAAAGCAACCCTAGCATCCGATCGGCCATTTTCTGGGACATTCCACCGAACTTCTCGTCCATGCCTTCCATTAAAGCACTAATTGCCGTGTCTGCATCAATACTAGCATCACCAATATTTTTCATTTGGTCTGCAGTTAAATGTAATTTATCTGCTAAAATTTGTTGAGCTGGAATTCCTGCTTCTGTAAGCTGCAGGAGTTCATCACCCATGACACGCCCTTTAGCTTTAATTTGCCCAAGTGCAAGCGTAATTCTTTGAATACCTTCCGTTCCAAGACCAAGCCCCGCAGATGCATCACCTATAGAACGAAGCATCTTAAGCGAAGTCTCTGCATCAAAACCAAAGGCCAGAAGTTTTTTACCTGCATCTGTAACACCTGGAAGGTCAAACGGCGTATCTGCTGCAATCTTTTTCAGATCACCAAGATACTGCTTGGCAAGTTCTGTACTACCCAAAAACACTTCAAAAGCAGCTTCATTGTTTTCAAGATTCGCATTGTATTTCAAAATAGAACCTACGGTTCCGTCAATCACTGTTTTTAGCATCGAAAGGCCAGCATATGCGCCTGTGACAATCATGCCAAGATTGGCCAGCTTAGACGAAAAACCACCAACCGCCTGCGAACTTTTTTCCGAAGATTCTTTTGCTCCTTTGATTGCATTAACAACCTGCTGCAGCTTTTCAACAAAGCCTTCATTCTCCGCAGTAATGTGAACTTTAATATCTGGCACGAACGATCACTCTCCTATCCGGCGCATTTTCTGCAGCATCGCCGCTATTTTATTGTAGTCACCAAAAGCACCGCCAATGCCGGCAACCACACCTTCAATAAAATCTGCCTGCTCATACATTTCTTCCGCAATAATCTTTTCATAAAAAAGTTTGACCTCGGGCATACTATATTGATTCAACACCACATCTTTTGTGTGTCCATGTGAAATCAGCTTTTGCAATACTTCATAAGGTGTTACTTCCTTTGTTTCACGCTTGGTTTCTTCTTCATCATTGGGGCCAAGCGTTTGTCGAAAAAAGACTTGTTTACGTCATATACTGCTTTTGACAGGTTATACATATCATCCATCATTAAAGCTTTAATAGCTTCCACGGACATCGCTGTACTGGCTGAAACCAGTTCAGAAATCGCCTGTATAAGTTCTTCTGGATTTTTTACCCCATCGATAAAACCAGCAATCAACATTAATTTTTGTGAAAGACTCACCTTTTCAGCTTCTGCTGTTTCTTCCCCATTTTCTTTAGTATTTTCTTTTTGCAGTACTTTAAGCACCTCATCCAATGCATTCACATTTTCCACAACAGTTTTCATAATGATGGACAACGGTTTTGCCACTTGAATTGCTCCTGCCCAGGAATATGGATGTACAACAATATTTTTCCCATCAATTTTTAATTCTTCCTGTGCAAAGAGAATTTCTGATTCATTAATTTTTTTTGCCATATTATTTCTCCCTCATATTATAAAAATAAGCCGCCCCGAAGGACGGCACTTTTTATGCATTAACCATTTTAAAGAACGGTTCATCCGGATGATTGATTCGGTCAGCCAGAACAGTCATCTCAAGAGTGAACGATCCCCAGTCATCGCCAATCAGTCCGATATCACCGCTTGGCGTGATCGATACATGCCAAATTTCAACCGTATAAGCGCGTCCCATGGACGGATCGCCAATAAAGAGCAGATCCCCTTCAATAGCCCGAACTGCACCACCCATGACCTTTGGATATTTACCATCCGGCACATTATAGCTGATTCGCACCTTGCTCCCGTCCGGAATACCCGACGTATCCGGAATCGGGATGATACCAGCACGCAGCTGGGATTTATCAAGAATAAAATCTGTACCAGCAACATAGCTTCCACCTGCAGCTGTAACCTTGATTTCATAAATTTCACCAGCAATCAAATCCTGTCCGCTCTTCCCCGGTGCAAACATGACCGTAACTCCCTCATCCAAAGTTTGTACTGTACCAGTTGCTTTTACAGCCGCACCCGGGATAGCAGCGATGCCCTTCTGCCATGTAAATTCCGCATCCGTGATGGTGCCAGAAGCTGCATTCGCCTTTGTAATCTTTATATAATAAGCATCGTTCGTAGTTCCGATATAACTCCCACCGGAAATCAGCTTGGCTGTCCCAGGAGTTCCTATTGCGGCATATGAAGTAACGGCCCCGATAGCTGCAGGTACAGATGCAACCGCTGCAATTGCCACATTGGTAATATTTCTATAGGGAACGGAAATCGGCGAGCCCAGATTGGCCGTATATACTTCATTCGCAACAGTCTTTGCAATCTGCTCTTCCACGCCTTCCTCACCATATAGCGATAATGCAAGGTTATAAGGCGTGATTTCATTGATTTCTAACGTGGCCTTATAGGCCATCGATTTCACGGCTTCCGCATACAGTTCTCTGGCACCATCCATAGAACTGTATTTTTGTATCTTTTCGATATTTGGCGTAAGGTTGAATTTAGGAACGTTCCCTAAGTGCCTGCGAAGAAGCGGATTCCCCGCATAATCCCAACGCCGAAAATAGTTTTTCCCTGCACCAAGCAGCAGGTTCTTTGCTGATGGTGTGTTCTGTGCAAATCTTTGTAAATCAAATTTAAAATTCATTAACTATTCCTCCATTCTATATTTACAACAATACGTGAGGTTGATGTTGGACGATCGATATCTCCATCTGAAATAACATCCGGCACACTTACTTTTGATGCGATTCCAAGTTCCTGCAATACCTTCTGTGGCCACTCTTTTAGCACACCAAGAGCTTTGTTCTGATAAATGTCTTGCAGATCATACGCCTGCGCCGGATCTGAATTATTGCTTTTTAATCCAATATCAATCCATAGCTTGACGTTACCTGATGTCGCTCTTTGAATATTAACCTCTGTCTCATCATCCCACGTGATTTCCATACAAGGGTATTTCTTCCCAGTGCCTTTCGTTCCAGCATAAATGTACAGACTTTCATCTTGGATTTGCTCATTCAAAAAGGCCGCCAGACTTTTCGCCAGCGGCCACCACATTATAATTCTATCCATATATCTACCCCCGATGTACTTTTACCGACATAGGGAACGTCCTACGACTTGCAGATTTCCCTCCGGTAAATGTATCTGCTGTAATCTGCGCTTCCAAGCGATTGACCTCAGATGCATATACCCGCCGTTTCAGCTCATAGGCATCTGCCCCTTCTGCTGTTCCGGTTGTGTTCATCATGGATTGCTTTTTCGCTGTTTCCATAAGTGCATAGGACTCAGCAAGTTCGGCAATTTTGAAAGGTGTCGGATCTAGTATCTCATCAATATCAACATTCAGACTTTCTGCTAAATCCTCAATATACTTGCTGGATTTTGCGATATGCTTTTGTAAAATGCAGTCTTTGAGCATTTCATCATCTACTGTGGCTGCATCAAAATAAACACGGCCAAGGTATTTCTCTTCATCTGCCATTAAAGCCCCGCCTCCTTTGTGGCCTTATCAATATGCCGGGCAAATATCGCATTGATTTCCACCCGGCTCCGCTCTGCCGCTTCATATAAAAATTCGTCTTTTTCAGTTCCCGGATGATGCACTTTCTTGGCAAAAATAAATTTATTACCAGCACCAGCCCAACGAAGGGAATGTTTGTCTTTTGGAACAATAACATGTGGCCGAGTTCCGCCATGCACCCATTTTCCATAAGGTGCCACACCTGAATCGATCTCAATGACCCCTTCACACTTATTGCCATCCACATGATAGTCAACTGCTCGTTCCAGCATTCCTGTTTTCGTTCTGAATCGATGTTTTTCTCTAGCCCCTTGCTGCACGAGTCGGCAAGATTCTAATAATGCACGCCGCATTTCTTCGACTGCGGCATTCGGTGCCCGTTCCATTGCCTGCAAGACAGCAGCTGCGTCAAATTGGATTTTCATATCCATACTTAGCCAACCTTCGCAATAAATACGCTGTCGATGGCTTCAAATGACGGAAGAACAATTTCTGACACAATCGTCTGTGTGTTGACCGGATGTGGTTCTTTGATTGTCGTCACTGCAATACCAGTATTGACGATACTGGTATCTGCCACCGATTGCCCACTCATCAAATCTGCTTCCTCCGGCGTTGTCCCATAATAAGTCGTGCCTAAATTGCCTTCCGGTAAAAGCGTGAAATAGTTATCCGGATAGAATTGTTCCCCAGCTCCGCCAACCTCCATGGAAAACATTTTGTTATAAACCGAAACCTGCAGGTTAAGTTTTTCCGAAAGATATGATTTAAGCATTCCATCCGTCATAATGATGTTCTGCCCGCCAATCGGATTCATATCCAATCGGATTTTCTTGTTTTTGAGCAAATATCCCCAAGTTTTACGGGTGCAAATTGCCCGCGTTGGACGATTACCCGTATCCGTTTCCACTTGAGTCTGCCACCCCTCAATAATCTCAACAACATCTGAGTTTTCAGTGTCTGAAAATTTATTCGTGCCTGTAAGCACGGCCCTATGCTTATTCGGGAACTTATAGTCATAAGCATATCCCTGACCATCTTTTCCCGTGACCTGGATTTTCCCCATAGACAAAAGCTGCATCCGCATGCGCTCAGCCACGACGTCTGCACCATCTATAAGATTTTGGGCGTCTTTATAGATTTTTTGGATAATCGGATCTACAACCGCCCGATTCATACCAGCCACAACCTTTAAAAGTTCCATGCGTTCTTTTTCACCAATCCTAAAGCTTTCGCGAAAGAACGGCATTTCTGTTTCGATTTTTGCAAGCCCGATGCGATCTCTAACCGGAGCTTTCGCATCAAATGCACTTGGTGCCAAGGATACGGCTAAACCATTAAATCCGCGAATCCATGAAAGATCCAGCCCCACCTGCTTCTGCGATGGGAAAAGCAAGCTCCCTAAATATGGAATTTTATTGCTCGGGTTTTCCGTGTAATACGTGCTGATCAACGGCGCCGCGACTAAATCAAAAATTGTTTTTGCCATGTAAACATTCCTCCTATTATCCTAAAAATGTAATTTGTTTGAGAGCTGCCATATCTGCGGCACTCGGTGGTACCGGAATTTTATTAACATCGATATAGCCATGAATGATCATGGCGCTTAAAGCCGGTCCATACGTAACGTCGGTGTCATTCATCAAAACGCCTTCTGCACTACCGCCAGCTCCAGCCACGCCACCCGTAAGCGCAGTAGCAGTAAGAGCAGCAACAGTGCCTGCGCCGGAATTCCCCTTTGCAGGAACTACATCAATAAGCTTACGAGCCTCCGCATCATCCATAATCGCACTGACCACGTCATTTGCCACCGTAATAATTGTTTTGCTGTCATCCGTGGCGAGATTCACCGTGATGGTTTTATCCGCAACGGCAATCGCTAAAACCTTATCGGCAGCTGCCGGATCTACAAAAGCTACTTTGATTGTATTTCCCGAAACGCCCTCTGCCTTTGCCGTAAATACTAAATTACTGTTTTTAGCCGTAAAAGCAGTGGTAAACGATGCCGCAACAATACCGAGATTCACGTCGGCGACCGGTTTACTCGGATCAAGCAATACTCCATTGCCGCCCACAATCGTACCTGCTGCCACAATTTTATTACCATCTTCATCAGCAACGACTCCGGCATCATCCACGGTTACTGTCATGGCAACATAGTGATCTGGAAACTTTAAAATCTGCTTTGTTCCTAAATAATTCGTTTGCGTAAATTTCAATTTTTATTCCCCCTTATTCAAAATATCCGGCTAATGCTTTCGCATCACCTTCGGATTGCGCATTGCTTTTGGCCAAAGATTTCACAAAAGCTACATCGGGCGAATCTGCCCCATTTCCACCAACATTCCCTGGCAACAAACTACCCGCCCCGGGATTCTGCGTATTGGCCACAAGCTTCGGATGCGCAGTCAAAAAATCTTTAACAAAATCATCTACTTTAGAATTTTTATCATCATTGAATGTGATGGATTCATCCTCTTCACTGACAACCATTTTACCCAGCAGCATATCCACGATAAGCGATGGATCATCTGCATTGTTTTTCGTGAGTGCTTCCATAAGTGTGGTTCGTTTCATGCCATCAAAACGTTTTCCCCTCTCATCGGCTATCTGCGCTTTATGCACGGTATCCTGCTCTGAAAGTTTACCTTTCAATTTGGCAATTTGTTTTTGTAACGCTGGATCTGCTGACTTATCTTTTAAAGCCTTAGAAATTGCTTCGTCAAGACTATCATCGTCTGCATCTACATCAACTCCGAGAGCTTCAAGAACCTTCTCTGCTCTTTCACTGGAAGCCGTTGCTTTGTCGAAATCCTCCTTGGCTTTTATTTTCAGCGTCTTTAAATCTCCCTTTGCTTTAGAAATTTCGCCATCTTTCGCAGTCACAAAGTCTCGTAAAGCCTTGGCTGCTGCCGCATCGGTTGTTTCTAAAAGCGCTATAATCTGTTCTAATGTCAAATTCATCGACTCCTTTTTTCTAAAAATAAACATAAAAAATACCGCTAGGAGAATTCTCCCGCGGTAATTTGTGCAAACAATAGCACCACCACCTTATTTTGTTTTTGGCATAAGAAAAGGCAACTCTTCACCTGCCTCAAAGCGAAATTAAACTAAACACACCAAAACTTGTAATTATAATACCTGAAAATTGATTTACCAATTTTAATCGTTTTTGGTCAAAATTATGGCGTAAGGCATTGACCATTCCGCTTAATATTAACCACCAAATCATAGAACCCAAAAAGACACCCAACACTAAGGAAAATGAATTTCCGATAGCACTTCCACCTAATCCTGCAAAAACAGCAGCAAATGACATAATGGTTAGTGGATTAGTTATAGTCAAAAACAAAGTAGATATATATGAACCAACAATGCCTTCGCCTCGTGCATCTGCAGCAATTTGAGAAGGAATGGATTTAAATGTCGTATAACCTAAATAAATTAAAAAAGCGCCACCTATAATCCTCATGTAGGATTGGTTATCTAAAAGAAAAGTAGATACAGCTGAAATCCCCAACGCAGCTATAGAACCGTATATTGCATCAGCTGTAGCAGCACCTAACCCTGATATAAATCCAATTATCATCCCACTGGCGAGAGTACGCCGAATACACAGCACTCCAATTGGGCCTACCGGTGCGGCAATAGATATACCCAAAATTAAGCCTTTTATTAAAAACAACATTTTTCTAATCCTCCACTCTTAATTATACTATTGGAGTTTCTTTTAACGTTTAAAATATCTTCCTGTTTTTATCCTATGGAAAAACTTTAGTTGTTTCCTAATTCAACATTCTAAATCCAAAACTGCTCATATTGGAGTTAATTATACACATTTCTTCAATTATGGTAAAGAAATTATTTAATAATTCACAGGATGTTTTAATAAAAAACTTTCCTGTTTTCTAAAGCGGCTTTCAGGCTCATTAAATCCATCCCAGCCACATAAAATCTTTTCCCAATTTCCTCCAACTTGATACTTTTGCAATTCTTTCGAAATTGACCTCCTAAATATATTTTTGTAGGAAAGGCATATACCCTATCTATTATTCCAATGCTGCCCCTTCGATTACTATTTTCACAAATACGCTCCCTCCTAAAAATGGGCATAAGAAAAGACAGCCTATAAAATAAGCTGTCTAAAAGTTAAATTATATTACTGCTATTTTTTTCTTTTTCCTATTATCCGATCCATTTGCAGGTCTTTTCGGAGCCACCTTATGCTTGTACAAAGGATCACCTGCCCGCATCCGTTCAAATTCATCATGTGTCAATGGTCGATCATTAATACCACTACGATGTTTATTTTCCTTTAACATAGGTAACTCCTCCTTCCAAACAAGTTTTTATAAACTCATTTGCAATCAAATACTGCTTATCTAAAGTATACCGTTTAATCAAATCTTTTTCAATACTATATGCCTTTTCATAATCATAATTTCTGCTTTTTTTCAAGATATATATCTCACCTTGATTCGTAACCACAGACATCATTCCAATATAGTCATCCGATAAAAAATAATCAATATCTGCAAGTGAAAAATTTGATGTGGACGGATGATTATGAACTACAACCAGTTCATTTGCATACGAATTACTTCTCAATGCCCATACCTGAATATTTTTATCAATATCTACACTCTGACTATCACCTAATATTTTTACTTTTTCATTTGTATGCAAATTATATACAAATGACACTTCATCACTATTATTTTCTCTCATTGCTACAGATAATGCCTCTTTATGAACTTGATGTAAAAGCTCATTCTGTTCATGAGTAAAATCAGGAACTTTAACACGAGGAACCTTATTTATTGCTATATCTGTAATCATAATTTTCTGGTCTCGTTTTTTCGCTTGTTCCAAAGATGACTCACTCCCTATTTCAATTTTACCATTTTTATTAGCCACCTGCAATTGAAAATCATCTTTAGTCACCCTGCTTTCAGGCTCATTAAACCCATCCCAGCCACGTAAAAGCTTTTCCCAATTTCCTCCAACTTGATACTTTTGCAATCCTTTTTGTCCAAACAATTCCTGCAACTTAGCTTCAGGCAAGCTATCCAAATATTTACGAGCTTGCTCCGGCTGAAGCTCTTGGGTCTCGTTAATTTCCCAAACATAAATCACCTGCAGCATACACATACAATGTGGATGCCTCGGTATACTCGGGGCTTTGTCTTTTGGATAAGCTCCTTTACCAAAGCCAACATTCATATTTGCACAAACATCACACTGATCAAATGGCACAAGGCCATGTCGGCTTGATAATCTCCATCGATAACCCCAAACATCAGCATCATTTTGATTTTTGGCAATAAACCCATCATACCAAGCCCGTGCGGATTCTGTACGAGCAATGCGCTCAGCATGATATCGCGATTTTTCCTCAAGAGCTGTATGCACAGCCTTATCAATAGCTTCAATCTCAAATTTTTTGCATGCGCTAATAAGCTTGCTATATGCCGCACGTAAATTAGGGCTTACCTCAGCATTGATTTGCTTTTGAATGTCTTTTGATGCCATAAGCACCGCTTGAACCATTTCCTTATCTCCATCGGCGGCCCATCGAGCATATCTTTCTATTTTTTGCAGATATTGTGGCAATGCAGCCTGCTGAATAATAGTTTTTCCACTATTATAGCCATCATATAAATCCATGGCCATACTTTTTACAGTTTGAGCTGACAACATACTTTTACGAATTGTTGTTATGATGGATTCTCGCATAACTGAGTTGCTGCCATGTATACGTGTAGAAAGTGCCATTTTATCTGGCGTCCAGGAATCTGCAAGCAGTGTCTTTTTTATATTTTCGCTATTAACAACTATTTTAGGCAAAACGCCATAGCCCGCACAAGCGGCAAGATAAATAGCATTTACAGTCGCTTCTTTATTGGCATTAAAAAAAGACGTTTCCGAAAGTACATCGGATACCGCCTTTACTAAGGGTTTACCGGCTTGAATGTCGTGGATGATTTTCTCAACAACCGGCTGCGCAATCGACTGATATTCTTTTTGATAGTTCTGAAGAATTTTACGCACTTCTTCCCGAAAATCTTCGCTCTTAAATCGCTGAGACATCACTTATCATCCCCTGAAACACTTTCTTCGGACTTCGAATACAGCTTATCATCCGGCTGCGCATCGATGTCACCGATAACGGCATTGATTACATCATCATCGTCAGCGCTTAACATCGTTCTAGCAGCTATCTTTTTAACCTCTTTATCAAACTTACCACCAATACCAAGCAGCAAAGCCTTAGTGATCTTATCCAGTTCAGCAGAGACATCCACAACACCATAATCATCATTATATTTTGAGATAAAGTCTACATCCGCTTTGATATACAAACCAAAAATCCGGGCAATCTTTTCCTCGAATTCTTCAAGGTTTTTAGCAAAATCTGCAATAGTCTGATTTGATGATTGGTTATCCCATGCCTTTGATAACCCTGATGTCTGTTGTTGCACCCCTGTAACATTAGCCCGCTCAGCCATACGATAAATCTCTTGAATCATATTCTGGATTTCATTGAGCAACATTTCTGACGGACCACTGTCCGGCGTTATATAAGCTGGAGCTCCTGTACCACCACGAAAAAGCAGCATATCCGTGGTCCCCGTGGCAATTTCCTTCGCGTCATTAAAATCATCAGTCTCTCCAATTGGATAGATCAACAAACTAAAGGCCTGATTACGATTTCGCTCCCGAAGTTCACTGCAGGCATTATAGATGGCAAGATTGGCTTTCGCAATAGAATAATAATCCGATTGTGGCAGCTCGTTTTCTTCATCATCTGTAATCGCACCATAAAGCGGCACAACTGGCAAAACACCAATTGTATTAGCTCCTTCAGTACGGCCGCTTTCATCTACTTTAACCCATTTTTGTGCCGTCCATGTCCATTCGACTGTCTTACTCACTTTATTACCATCCACAATATCCGTATATGCCATGCTATATTTAAGCAAAGTAAGATTCCCGAAGCGATCCAAAGCCCAAGCCCTGACTTGTTCCGGTCGAACAAGATATACAAACGGATATTTCCGATTTTTTAGTGCAGTAGCCATATCCGGCTCAAGCTCAGCAAAGTTATCGACCACAGCAAAAATACAGCCAAATAACTTTGCTCGAATTGCAGTCCGTTTCATAAATCGATCAATTTTTGTTCCCTTGCCGTCGACATTATCTAAAAAACCATCAAAATACGCATTCTTTGTGTACTCACGTACGGGATACTCTTTAAAAATCGGATTAACATGCGCATCGATACAGGGCTTTAGGTAATTACAATAATATGCCATGAATCTGCGCCGCACATATTTCTCCATGCTCTCACGCGGATGCGGGACCAAATATTCTCCATTCTCAAAGCCGCCAGTGCCGGAATAAGCATCTTTCAAAAAAATATATTTATCGGGAATGTCTCCTCCAAATGGCACTGCGTTTTTTACAATTTGATACTCCGTCATTTTATTGGCTCGGTTTTTCTGTCTTGCTCGCAACATATCACCCCCTAGAACTTACCTGTCTGTAATCCATAATCTTTATACCCGCCCTTAATATCAGCGACTTCATAGCCATCAAGGCCGTACCAGCAGCAGGAAAAAGTGTGTGGATCGATACTGAATTCATCTTCAATAAGCTCGCCATCTTTATTTACGGCATATGTTAGATCCTGTAATTCATCAATTGTATGAATGCATTCAGCTGAACAAATAATCTTCTTGAACCGCTTTACCTTTTTTGTGTTTTGCGTTCGACTACCTGGTGGCTTTTTTGCACCAACCATCCGGAAACCTTGTTGATTATAATATTTAATCGTTTTTGGTTCAGCCGGATCTGCCCGAATCAATTCTTTGCTTTCAGCAAATTCCTGCAAGTCCACAGCTGTAGCATCATCGGTCATATGATTTTTGTAGTACTCCCAATAGATATAAAGATATTTACGTTTATCATCAATGGCCATGCGCAGTACCGCATTATAGGAATCTTCGAAACCAAAGTCCATTCCCACACGTAAAAAACGCGAAGGGATATCTCCCACCGCATTCATAACTTTTGTATGTGATTGTACAATAAATTGCGGCAGCACCAGCGTTCCATTAACGCCAAACTGCCCTTTACGAGCAATGCGATATAAATCAAGGTCATACGCCTTCAGCCCATCCAATTGCTCAATATAGCTATAAGGTAAAAAGTAATTATCGTCGGCTACGGAGTGATGATAATAGGTATCGCCAATCCGCAGCACACGTTTTTTATACAAATCCTTGTCTTTTATCTTTGGAACCTTGAAGAAATGCTTATACGTCCAATTTGACTTTGCCACTGGATTGGTAGATAAAATCATATGAAGTTTCATCGTTGGATGACGTAAACGTCCGATAAGTTCTTTAAACCCTGCATACTTTATTTCACTGCACTCTTCAAGCCAAATCAAACTGACATTATGGATGGATTTTAATTTCGCAGGTTTATCCATTCCCTTGAAAATAATCTTGCTGCCATTTGGAAAACGAATCTGCATTGGCGAAATTATAAATCGCACTTTATCTTCAAGGCCTAAGTCAATAGCAATTTCTTCAAGAAGCGCGTAGCAACTATCGCGAATTGTGTCATATACATCACGAACGACTAAGGCCGTACGTTTTTCAGATAATAATTTTAAAATGATCTTTAATGCAACATGATATGACTTTGATGAACCATAGCCACCCACAAGGAAATAGAATTTACTGTCCCAATCAAAAAGAAAATCTTCAAAATGTGGATTTACCTCTTTATTGATTTCCATCATTGCGGCGTTCCTTTCTGCCTATGGTGATGCGAATAGGTTCTTCTTTATCTCTAACTTCCTGTGTTGCAGTTAATATTCGCTGTTTACTTTCAATTGCCCGAGTTTTAGCCATCTGCACACGCGTCAGAGCTTCTTCCACACGAAGGATTTGACCAATTAACATTTTTTTATGCTCTTCATGCGCAACCATTGATTTTTCTTCTTTATAGGTTTTAACTTGGCGAACCACCCCCGTACGATCATCATAGACCTCTGTAATGATTGGAACTTTCTTAACCTCATACATCGTTTTGGTTTCGACCAATTCGTTTTGGTCTTTCAACTCATTGAGATGCTGCAGCATGCGGCGCTCGCGAAACGTTAAAAGCCGGATATCTTCATCCATTTGCGCAATTGGATCTGTATCAATAGCTGCAAGCAGGTTTTGTTCCATTTCATCCATCATATCAAGCCAAATGGTCTGATATTCACCTGTAGCAACAGCATTCGTATTGCGTGGTGGTGCTCCGCCCTGATTTCCAATCGCGTTTTTATTACCAGGACGTGCACCATGCCCTTTTGCATTTTGATTGCCAGGCTGCGCTCCCTGTTTTAGTGGAGCGCTCCCTTTCCCCAATTGGAGCGCTCCCTTATTTGAATGGGAGCGCTCCTTTATTTTTTCGTCCCATTTATC